TGTGTGTGTGTGTGTGAAGTGTGCGGCCAAACGCGACCGCATCGGCGCCCATCTTGGCAACGCTTGCGCATCGGTCAAATTAAAAAACACCTATTTAAAGGCAAACGCGCTTTTTATTCTGGCCGCCGTTGTGATCGGTCCAGCGCTCGGCGCCTGCTGTCTGCACACGCTGGCCGCAATAAAGAATAGCACGCGCCCGCGCGAGACAACGCACAATATGCATTATGTCCAATACGGCCCGCACACCTAAGCACATTGCCACACGGCGACCCTATTTTTATTTATTTGCGGCCTATCACGGGGAAATCGCGCCGAGCCACCTATACGTTACCCTCTCATAAATTTTTACCAAAAACATTTTGGCAAAAGGGGACGCTCCTGAACACAGACAAGAACGCCCCCAACCACATTTATGTTATGAACACAACAACAACAACACAAAAGTTAAAAAATTCCCCAATCGTCACTATCATTTTCTTCATCTTCGTCTACCTCTACCCACTCAACATCGTCGCCATCAGCGATGGTGCCTGCTTCTAGGTAGTTGTTGTGGTAGGTTTTAGCCGACTCTAGCAGCCCTTTAGCTGCATATGGGTCGCTGTAAGCCAAGTCATACCCCGTAGGCTCGTCATCGTCTTGGAAGATTATCACATAGTTTCTGTAATGTTCTCCAAGGATGGCCGCTGCTTTGTTTACGGGGATGTCTTCTATATCCATGATAGTGAATTGTTGGTTTTACCTGTTCTTTTGTAGTAGGCGTTTTTAAAATTGTCCAGCTCATCGCGAAGTAATTCGTCTTTTCTGTCGCTGATCTTCTCGTTAGCGTCTTGAGCCATTTGTTCTACCCAGTAGTTGCAGGCTATCGACAGCGCGTCGAGGCGGTCATCGTGCCTTATAGAGCCTCTACTGCTAGTTATTCTGGTCATCTGGTGACATAACATATAGTGAAGCTGTTGCTCAGGTGAATACTTCTGAGCAGACTTAAAATCTTTTTCAATAACGGAGGGATCGATAACAAGTCTATGACCTCCTAGAAGAGGCTCTAAGGTATCTATAATCCGTTTCTCTTTCTGGACCGAGTGCCTTACCTCTTCGATGCTACAGGGGTATTCTCGGCGTAATATAGGCTGTATAAGCTGCGTGAACATACCGTCACCAAAGTTAGACTCGACAACAATCTTGTTCACCTTGTTTTTCTTGGCTATACGCACCAGTGATACCAACGTATCCTCGTCATAGCCGCCACTGAGACCACCAGCTTCTGGAATATACAAACTTCCGTTAAGCATCTTAGCTACAGCGTAGCCAGTCTCATCCTTACCGCGTCCTGAAGGGTCAATAGCAAGAACTGAGCCTGTATATGGAACCATATCTCCTACAACCTTCATTGGGCGGTAGAAGCGGTCACCCCTGAGACCTACACACGGAAGGTTAGTCCACTCTAGGTCAGGAGACTGCGCCCATACCAGCTTTTCAGGGCCGAGGTCGTTGTCGATGTCGTGGACAATAATGTTTCCTAGCTTTAGAGGGAAGCGGTCAACGTCAGAAAGCGCCGTATTGAGCATAAACTGGAGGGCATAACCAGCAGAACCGTAAGATATTTTACGCTCATTTAGGTCAAATTCACTAAATCGAGTAGGTTCAGTAGGCTCTCCAGCTTTTTCTGCGATACAGAGACTGGATACGCTTCCTCCGTAGACGCCTGTATTGACCTTCTCTGTAATACTTTCAGAAGGCCATACCTTAAGATTGTATCCACGCTCTCCTAGCTTTCTGTAAGCTGAGTCTTCGCACTGTGGGGTGCCTAAGAACAAGATTTTGCTACCATCGTCTGGTTTGAGAATAGCGTCAAACTCCTTGATCTGTTCGCTCAGTTTATCCCGCATAGTCTGCGTAGCTGAGTTAGTGGGGACTTCAATATCATCAGCGATAATAATATCAGCACGACTACCAGTTAGCTGGGAGGTTATACCCAATGATTTAACAGAGGGTGCGTGGGATGCTGGGGCGGGTCCAACATCGAAAGATACCTTACTGAAGCGCTGGTCGTTCTTAGGCTTGAGGTGTTCCAGTAGAGGCAGCTCGTGCAGCAGTCTCAGTGTGAACGTCGAGAAATCATCAGCACGAGTTTTAGAAGCAGAGACGACAAGGATGTTCTTCGAGGGGTCAAGGAGTAGTTGGTGGACCACGAAAGCAGAGCAAATCCAACTCTTGCCCACACCTCTAAAGCCTTGAATAACACCACGCTTAGGGCCGTTTTGCATAAACCCCGCAATGTCGTATTGTATGGGCGTAGGGTCTCTCTTAATTTGTTCAAGAGAGTGCCAGACATAGTATAAAAAGTTCCTAAAGTCCTTTAACTTCTCTGGTATCTTCTCTGTATTCATCAAAAGGTAATACGTCTACAAGCTCTGACAGTGGACTGTTCTCCTTGATAGTGCAAGTGATTTGGTTATCGCGGAGCAGTTGCCGAGCTACGTTAAGTGTAGCAGGAGTAGCTTCTCCGCTCTTGATTACAGTAAGGAGTTCCTCGATGGTCAAAGCCATCAGTTCATCCAGTAGGTCTTTGTTTGATTTATTCATATTATTGAAATAGATCCTTTAGGCTAAAGGGTTTCTGTTTGATCCCTTGGTTTACGTTTTTAAGAGTAAGGTCCATGTATTGGCTAAGGGACTGCTCGTCTTTGTTGATGAAAGCACTAAGAGTGAGCTTTTGTCTCAGCATGGTTTGCCTCAGTCCAGTGTAATACTCACGCATCAACTCGTTCAGTTCTACGAGAGCAGTGTTAGTAAACTTCTCAGGATTGGTTTCGTCAGGGCTGTAGCCTTTCATATAGCTATCCTGCCATGAACTATCATTAATCAATACATTAACAGCTTCATTTAGCGTTAACTTTCTTCCTCTGTATTGCTTTCTGTATGTGCGTAGCTGCTGTGCGTAGAAATACTTCAGCGTTACGCCTTCCTCATTACGGAAGTCTTGCATTTTAATACCAGACGACAGGTGCGTAGGCTTGGCTCCAATGATGGACTGACTGTCAGATAGAATTATGTCATCAAAGGTAAGGATTTTTTGACCGCCAAACGTCAGATCTTCTCGATTCTTAAAGCGAGGAGCTTGGCGCCAGATTGTCTCAGTAACCCAATTAACGTCTGTCTGTAAGTCTTCACCAAAGTAGTCAGTTTCATAATTCATGGGACCAACTCCTAAGACTTGATAAGCGACCCGTTCAACGAAGGTTCCTCCTTTAAGGTCTACAACTTTGTTGTCCACAGTTATCTTCTTAACAATCTTACGCGCCTCTGCGGGATTAGGAATATAACTTAATACAAGTTTTTCCAGAGCCAACGCAGCCGCTTCGGGATCGTCAGAGGTCAGGTCTTCAAAGGTGTTAATACCACCAGCGAGCGGTAGTTCCTTAGCAGCAGCAATAGCAGACATACGCATAACCTCAAACAAGTTAAGATCAGGGTCTAATATTGGTTGGCCAGTTTCGGCCTGAAGGCGACGTAGGTAAAGGAACGTACCAATATCAGCATACATGGATACACCAAAGGTAGCTGGCATAGCTGCTCGGTAATCCATTCCTAATGCTCGATAAGGCTGTATGCCAAGCTTACGAGCGCGTTTTCGTTGCTCATTAGACAGGTAGCCCATAGAGCCAGTCATGTTGCCCAAGGCGCCACCTATCATACTGATTGAGGCGATAGATGCACCAACCATAATATCAGTCAGCATCTCCTCGTTATATTTGAGACGTCTTACTTTAACTGTGTCAATTCGGTTTATCAGTGCCTCAATATCCTCAGCAACGCCAACCTTTTGATCGTCCCCTATGTTTTTATTGGACAAAATATCCTGCTTTATTCTTAATTCACCCTCCATCTTCTTAATCTTTTTGGTATAGGGGTTGAACAAGCCAGCTCTAACAGCCAACAAAGGAAAGAACTGAATACGTCCAGTTCGATACACACCGCGCATAGCCACACCAAAGAATGGCATTAAGGCGTCCATAAAGAAACCTGCAATATTATCCGAATTTTTGATATTGTTTATGGGTTTGATTACTTGGTCGATAATAGAGGTAGCTACATCTTCCACATTATCAGCGTTTGAAGCAAACAACAGTTCAGTTCTAATGTTGTTTATCTCATCAGAAAAGTCGTTATTATCAGCTAATACTGGTAGACCATCCTGCTCCGTCCAAGCGGTTTCATACAGCTCCTTTGCGCGTTTCTCCATCTTAGGCCCGCCCTCTGGAAACTCCAGTAAAGCACGGCGATACGAGTCGGCGGTTACACGAGAGCGTATCAGGGAGCGTTTAAACATATCGTCAACAGCAACAATGCCGCGAACACCAAACGAGATAACGTGATTAAGGAAGCCGTTAATAACAAGCTGACCGAACTTGGTGGACACAGAGTCACGAGCATTTACTCTCCGTTCCGCGTTGGCCCTTGCTTGGACAACGAGAGCATGAGTTCCTTTTACGTTACCGTATTTATTACCCTCGGTATCGAAGCGGTTTCCCATGTTATCTGTTACCGACATATTCATGAAATATGACCGCTTTAATGCTTTAAGATACTCGCCAGCTTCCTTTTTGCTTGAAGGAAGCATTGCAAAGGTTGCTCTTATCTCGGCCTGAGCTAGCAGCTTGGCGGTACGAAGCCGCGGGTTTAGGTCACCCTGACTCTGAGCCATTGCTGAAAGAAACTTAACTGGAATACGAAAGACCTGTTTG